TTCATGTCTCCTGAAAACCGTCGTCCATCAACTTTGTAGCGCAACTTGCCATCCTCACAAAAGCCGACACCTACATTATGCAGTTGCATATGCAGTATCCGCTTTAGCTCAGGACAATTGCCAGACAAGATGATGTATATTGAGTGTTCCCACATCAACATGTACATACTTACGTGCATGTCGAATTTGGTGGCATCCAGCCCAATACAGATACACTCAGGTACTGAAATCCATTTCTGGTACAGTGCCTCAGCAATCTGTTTCACATTCATCCCTTTCATCACAACAGGACTTTGGTCCCCAAAGACTTTGGCAATAGCCTTGTACATGGCATGCTCGTTAGCTTTAAGGTACGTACCCAATCCTATGTTATAAACGGGTTTTCTTGGTTGAATGCACCTGGGCGCACTTGTTGGTTTAACTTTCTCACACTTTACAAACGGATTGCTTAGAGCATGCTTCTTTAGTACACCGGATGCATAAAATTCCGGTAACGCATTGTCATAAATAGTTCGTTTTCGCCCAACATACATCTGAACAAATTGTTCAGGGGAAATTTTGGGGGTCCACTTAGCACTTTTTAACAACCGTGACCGGAATTTATGCAGGGTGTTGAACACATAATCTTTGTTAGGACATGGTGGTGGTTCAAATTTACCATCAACCTTACAAAAATACATGCGCTCCATAAGGGCAGTTTCTAACGTTCCTACATCGGGATCATTAATTTGCAACACTCGGTCCTTGCTTGTGATTCCATCAACAAGGTACGCAGAGCGTTGTCTACATGGTGTCTGGGCTCTCACCACTACCATCCTTGGGTCCATTAGCATTGTTTTATGCCGTTGTCCCGTGATGATGCCCAGACCACCTCAATTTGTTGGCATGAACTTAAATTCCCCCAACCTCTCTTTAGCCAGCTCGGTATCTAACCACCTAGCTGCCTGAAGATCATCGGTTGTGGGAATGAAAGCCGCCGAGACAACGTAGGGAATGATCTTGACCGCATCAGTCGGCCTGACCCCACGTTGTTTTACCAACTCCCCAGCATAACGTTGTATGGCTAAGTAATTTGCTGCTGTCTTCTTTGGAACTCCAAACTTCATTTTG